TGTCCGGAGCCGTGCGGCCCGGGTGTTGTTTTGGCTTCCACCTATATTGCCGCCATTACAAGATGGCGTACTTCCTGGTTCTTCTCTCTCTTGATTACCCGCCGGCGCGAATCTGTCTCCCGCCTTTGGGTATACGTGGCATTTTTTGGTTGGCTGCCCAGCGTCCGCTGACGTTTCCCTTTCCTTCCCGCCTTCTGCAGTATATAAGACTTGACATTGCCGCCATTAAACGAGACTTGATCAGAGCGCTGTCTTGTCTCCATTTCTTGTGTCTCTTGTCTCTTTAATTCCCACCCCCTCCTCCAGGTTCCTAGTTGTTGATCCCGCGGGACGGGACATCTGGCGCCCAACGTGGGGCTTGGATACGAGGGAATTTGTGAGGAAGACGGCGCACGGACCGGCCGGCGATTAAAAAGCGAAAGTACATTGTCTTAGCCGCCGCGGGAGCCTGCCGCGTCGGACTCAGAGGTAAGTGGTGCGCTCGGAAATGGGACAAGAATTAAGCCAACATGAAAAGTATATAGGTCAATTAAAAGAGGCTTTAAAGACACGAGGAGTAAAGGTCAAATATGTTGATTTGTTAAAGTTTTTTGATTTTGTAAAGGATACCTGTCCGTGGTTTCCTCAAGAAGGTACCATAGACATTAAGAGATGGCGTAGAGTAGGAGACTGTTTTCAAGATTATTATAATACTTTTGGCCCAGAAAAGATTCCTGTCACTGCCTTTTCATACTGGAATTTAATCAAAGAGCTAATTGATAAGAAAGAGGATAGTCCACAAGTTATGGCTGCCGTAGCTCAGACAGAACAAATCCTAAAAAGTACTTCCCAAACAGACCTTACCAACATTCCCCAAAATGAAGAAACCGACCTTATTTCCCTCGATAGTGATGAGGAGGGGGCTAAAGCCTCGACAATAGAGAAGAAAAAGGTACCCAATGATAAAAAACCAAAGCGGTTCACAACTTTCTTAACAGCCCACACCGATAAAACTGATCATAACCCTGACCCTTCCGAAGTAGATTGGGGTGAGCTAGAGGATGAGGCAGCACGATATCACAATCCTGACTGGCCTCCTTTTCTGGCTCGCCCACCTCCTTATAATAAAGCAACTCCTTCTGCACCCACCGTAATGGCAGTAGTTAACCCAAAGGAGGAACTCAAAGAAAAAATTGCCCAATTAGAAGAACAAATTAAGTTGGAGGAATTACATCAATCCCTAATTGTCAGACTGCAAAAATTAAAAACAGGAAATGAAAGAGTCTCTAACTCAGAGACCACAAAAGACTCTTCTCCTGTGCCTCACACCCCTCGCTGGCCAGGTCAACATGTCCCAAGAGGGAAGTGCTGTGCCAGTCGAGAAAAAGAAGAGTTACCCCCTAAAGACATTTTCCCAGTAACAGAAACTGTAGATGGACAAGGTCAGGCCTGGAGACACCATAACGGCTTTGATTTTACTGTTATAAAAGAATTAAAAACTGCTGCCTCTCAATACGGCGCTACTGCTCCGTATACCTTAGCCATAGTAGAATCTGTGGCAGATAATTGGCTTACTCCAACAGATTGGAACACACTCGTTAGGGCAGTCCTCTCAGGGGGTGATCACCTACTGTGGAAATCTGAATTTTTTGAGAATTGTAGAGAAACTGCAAAACGTAATCAACAGGCCAATAATGGGTGGGATTTTGACATGCTGACCGGGTCTGGCAATTATTCTAACACAGATGCACAAATGCAATATGATCCAGGCTTATTTGCTCAAATTCAAGCTGCTGCCACAAAAGCGTGGAGGAAGCTTCCTGTTAAAGGAGACCCAGGAGCTTCGCTCACTGGGGTTAAACAGGGGCCTGATGAACCGTTCTCAGAATTCGTTCATAGACTTATGACAACAGCTGGCAGAATTTTCGGTAACGCTGAGGCTGGTGTTGATTATGTTAAACAATTAGCTTATGAAAATGCCAACCCAGCTTGTCAAGCAGCTATTCGCCCTTATAGAAAGAAAACAGATTTAACTGGATATATCCGTCTCTGTTCGGATATTGGACCCTCTTACCAACAGGGCCTGGCGATGGCCGCCGCCTTTAGCGGGCAAACTGTAAAGGATTTCCTTAACAACAAACATAAAGATAAGGGGGGATGTTTTAAGTGTGGAAAACGGGGTCATTTTGCAAAAGACTGTCGTGAACATATAAATAAGCCCGTAGAAGCAAAAACTCCAGGACTCTGCCCTAGGTGTAAAAGAGGAAAGCATTGGGCTAATGAATGTAAATCTAAAACTGACAGTCAGGGAAACCCGCTTCCACCACTCCAGGGAAACGGACTGAGGGGCCAGCCCCAGGCCCCGAAACAAGCTTATGGGGCGGTCAGTTTTGTCCCGGCCAGCAACAACAATCCATTTCAAAACTTGCTAGAGCCACACCAGGAAGCGCAGGATTGGACCTCTGTTCCGCCTCCCACACAGTATTGACACCTGAAATGGGACCCCAAGCCCTTAATACCAACATATATGGGCCCCTACCCCCTAATACCTTTGGATTAATATTAGGCAGAAGTAGTACAACTATGAAAGGTCTACAAATCTTTCCAGGAGTTATCGACAATGATTATCATGGAGAAATTAAAATAATGGCCAAAGCTTTAAACACCATCGTTACTGTTCCTCAAGGAAGCAGAATTGCACAATTAGTTCTCCTACCCTTACTTAAAACAGACAACCTTACACAACAATCCTATAGAGGACAAGGAGCCTTTGGGTCTTCAGACATATACTGGGTACAACCCATTACTAATCAAAAGCCCTCTTTAACATTATGGTTAGATGGCAAACCCTTTACAGGGTTAATAGATACGGGGGCAGATGTCACCATCATTAAACAAGAAGACTGGCCAGCTCATTGGCCTACTACAGAGACTATGACTAATTTAAGGGGAATTGGACAAAGCAATAACCCTAAACAGAGCTCTAAATACCTTACATGGAAAGACAAAGAAAATAATTCCGGCCTTATTAAACCATTCATTATTCCCAATTTACCTGTTAATCTCTGGGGCCGCGACTTACTTTCTCAAATGAAACTCATGATGTGTAGTCCAAATGATATAGTCACGGCACAAATGTTAGCACAAGGTTATTGTCCCGGAAAAGGACTAGGAAAAAAGGAAAATGGTATTCTGCAGCCCCTTCAAAATCAAGGACAATGTGATAAAAAGGGATTTGGAAATTTTTGACTACGGTCACTGACATGCTTGCACCCCAAAAGTACGCTGATCCCATAATATGGAAGTCAGATACGCCTGTTTGGGTTGATCAGTGGCCCTTAACAAAGGAAAAACTTACAGCTGCCCAACAGTTAGTGCAAGAACAGTTGCAGGCAGGGCATATTGTTGAAAGTAATTCTCCTTGGAATACACCCATTTTCGTCATCAAAAAGAAATCTGGAAAGTGGAGGCTTCTACAAGATTTAAGAGCAGTCAATGCTACCATGATATTAATGGGAGCTTTACAGCCCGGATTACCCTCTCCGGTAGCAATTCCACAAAATTATCTTAAAATTATTATTGATCTTAAAGACTGTTTCTTCACCATTCCCCTTCATCCAAACGATCAAAAAAGATTTGCCTTTAGCTTGCCTTCTACTAATTTTAAAGAACCAATGAAACGCTATCAATGGAAAGTTTTACCTCAGGGCATGGCCAATAGCCCTACCTTGTGCCAAAAGTTTGTGGCCATGGCTATACAAACTGTTAGAGATACTTGGAAACAAATATACATCATACATTACATGGATGATATTCTCCTAGCTGGAGCAGATGGACAACAAGTTTTACAATGTTTTGCACAACTTAAAGAAAAGTTAGTTATAGCTGGACTGCACATAGCCCCAGAAAAACTCCAACTCCACGACCCCTATACGTACTTAGGATTTCAGTTAAATGGGCCTAAAATTACCACCCAAAAAGCTGTTATTCGTAAAGACAAATTACAAACACTCAATGATTACCAAAAACTTTTAGGAGATATTAATTGGCTTCGGCCATACCTAAAACTCACTACAGGAGATCTAAGACCCTTATTTGACATCCTCAAAGGAGACCCTAACCCTAATTCTCCCCGATCCCTCTCTGACGAGGCACTTATAGCACTTGACAAAGTAGAAACAGCTATTGCTGAACAATTTGTTACTCATATAAATTATTCCCAACCACTGATCCTTTTAGTATTCAATACGGCCCTAACGCCCACAGGTTTGTTCTGGCAAAGTAACCCCCTTATGTGGATTCATTCACATGCATCTCCAAAAAGGGTATTACTTCCCTACTACGATGCCATAGCAGATTTAATTATCTTAGGGAGGGGCCACAGTAGAACATATTTTGGTATTGAACCCTCCACAATCATTCAACCATATTCCAAATCTCAAATAGATTGGCTTATGCAAAACACAGAAACTTGGCCAATAGCTTGTGCCTCTTATGCTGGAAAAATAGATAATCATTACCCACCTGATAAACTTCTCCAATTTTGCAGGTTACACACCTTTATTTTTCCCAAAATCATCAGTAAATCTCCATTAGATAATGCCTTGCTAGTATTTACTGATGGCTCCTCTACTGGAATAGCCGCATACACCTTTGCTGACTCCATCATCAAATTTCAAACCAAGTTTTCCTCAGCTCAATTAGTAGAATTACAAGCTTTTATTGCAGTTCTATCAGCCTTTCCCAATCAGCCCCTTAATATTTATACTGATAGTGCATATTTAGCCCATTCTATACCTTTACTTGAAACCGTTGCTCAAATTAAACACATCTCAGACACGGCCCAATTATTTTTACAATGTCAACAATTAATACACAATAGATCCACACCCATTTACATTGGACATGTTAGAGCTCATTCTGGACTACCTGGACCTATAGCCCAAGGCAACCAATTAGCTGATCTAGCAACCAAAACTATAGCCTTTAATCTCAATACGAATCTCCAAAACGCACAAGATACTCATGCTTTACACCACCTCAACGCTCAAACACTAAGACTCATGTTTAAAATACCTAGAGAACAAGCCAGACAAATTATTAAACAATGCCCAACATGTGTTACCTATTCACCAGTTCCACATCTAGGAGTTAACCCTAGAGGACTCTTACCCAACATGCTTTGGCAAATGGATATTACACACTGTTCAGAATTTAACAACTTAAAATACATCCATGTGTCTATTGATACTTTCAGCGGATTTATTTTAGCTACTCTCCAAACCGGAGAGGCCACAAAACATGTTATAGCCCATCTCCTTCATTGCTTCTCCATCCTAGGACCACCCAGACAATTAAAAACAGATAATGGTCCCGGATATACCTCACGCAATTTTCACGATTTCTGCTCAAAACTCAATATTAAACATACCACAGGAATACCTTACAATCCTCAAGGTCAAGGAATAGTAGAACGAGCTCATTTATCTCTAAAAACCACCATTGATAAAATAAAAAAGGGAGAATGGTACCCTACAAAGGGCACCCCTAGGAACATTCTTAATCATGCACTCTTTATTCTAAATTTTTTAAATTTGGACGATCAGGGTAAATCAGCAGCTGACCGCTTTTGGCATAGCGACCCCAAAAAACAACTCGCTATGGTCAAATGGAAAGACCCTTTAGATAACTCATGGAATGGCCCCGACCCAGTGTTAATATGGGGCAGAGGTTCAGTCTGTGTATACTCTCAAGCCCATGATGCAGCCAGATGGTTACCAGAACGGCTAGTAAGGCAAATAAACAATGAAAATCAGTCCAGGGAGTCATATTCTCCCTGAGATCATCTCTCCTCTTACCTACAGAAATGAACTTCGAACACAAACTCATCTGGAGCTTGATGGTAATATCCCAAATACTTCCCATCTACGCTGGATTTGGAGATCCACGCGAAGCTCTCACTCATATACAGAATAAACATGGTAAGCCCTGCGAGTGCAAAGGAGGATATGTCAACCGTCCACCTAGTTCCCATGTTGCATCCATTTCTTGTGGTTCTCACACTGCATACCAACCTACTAATAATCTTAAGTGGCAGTGTGTTAGCACTCCAAAAACAACTAGCGGAGGTCATATGGGACAATGCCCCTCAGCTTGTAGTGACAAGTCCTATGACTCGGTGCACTCTACTTGCTATTCTAGTTATCAACAATGTACTATAGGCAACAAAACCTATTTTACAGCCACTATAACCGGTGAAAGGACTGCAACAATAGGAGTTAGTAATGTTCCTACAGTCATAGGATCAGGCCAAAATCTCATATCAGCCGGCTGCCCTAAAGATGAACTGGGAAAGACAGCCTGCTGGTCTGCAACCCCTCCAGTCCACGTGTCTGATGGGGGGGGACCTCAAGATAAGGTCAGAGAAATACTAGTACAGAAAAAATTTGAAGAGTTACATAAAAATCTGTTTCCAGAACTTTCTTACCATCCTCTAGCCTTACCCAAGGCTCGTGGTAAAGAAAAAATTGATGCCCAAACAGTTGATATCCTCACTGCCGTACATAACTTACTCAACCTAACCAGACCTGACCTTGCCCAAGACTGCTGGTTATGCTTACAAATAGGAAATCCCGTACCCCTTGCCTTACCCAGTAATTACACCTATGAAAACCTTACCAGCTTTAATTGCTCAAAAAATTGTTCTTGCCCCATTGTTTCCCCCTTTTTAGTGCAACCTTTTAACTTCACAGAATCTGTCTGCCTATACGCCCCTTATCAAAATAACTCATACGACATCGATGTGGGCCTAGCTGCTTTCATTAATTGCTCTTCCACCCATAATGTCTCCACTCCTCTATGTGCCCCAAACGGTTCAGTCTTTGCTTGTGGCAACAATCAGGCCTATACTTATCTGCCTACAAATTGGACTGGAAGGTGTGTACTTGTCACCCTTCTGCCAGATATAGACATTATTCCTGGTTCTGAACCTGTTCCAGTTCCTGCCATAGATCACTTTATAGGCAGGACCAAAAGAGCAGTTCAATTTATTCCATTGCTCGTAGGATTAGGCATTACCACTGCAGTATCTACGGGCGCCGCTGGCTTGGGACACTCAATCACTCAATATACAAAGTTGTCCCGCCAGTTGATCTCAGATGTACTGGCTATCTCTAGCACTATACAAGATCTCCAAGACCAGGTAGATTCTTTGGCAGAAGTAGTCCTACAAAATAGAAGAGGACTAGACTTGTTAACGGCAGAACAGGGAGGTATTTGCTTAGCTCTACAGGAAAAATGCTGCTTTTACACCAACAAGTCCGGAGTCGTCAGAGACAAAATCAAACGCCTACAAGACGACTTGGAGAAACGCCGACAACAGTTAATTGACAATCCATTCTGGACTAGTTTTCATGGACTCCTCCCCTATATTCTGCCCTTACTAGGTCCTTTACTTTGCTTGCTACTCATAATCTCTTTTGGACCCCTAATTCTCAATAAGCTCATGGCCTTTATCAAGCACCAAATAGAAGCCATCCAAGCTAAACCCATACAGGTCCACTACCATCGTCTTGAACAAGAAGAACGCGGTGGCTCATATTTACAGATAACTTAAGCCACCCTCCCTGTGAGCTAAACTGGTCAGCCAATGACGGGTAAGAGAGTGACATTTCTCCCTGACCTAAGACAGGAGGGCTGTCATAGCAACCGCCTAATCCGATGACGGGCAACAGGATAAGAAATGCATCACTCCGACCTAAGACAGGCGCAGTTTCCGAGGGACTTATAAATAAAATAAAAAGGGTGACCTGTCCGGAGCCGTGCGGCCCGGGTGTTGTTTTGGCTTCCACCTATATTGCCGCCATTACAAGATGGCGTACTTCCTGGTTCTTCTCTCTCTTGATTACCCGCCGGCGCGAATCTGTCTCCCGCCTTTGGGTATACGTGGCATTTTTTGGTTGGCTGCCCAGCGTCCGCTGACGTTTCCCTTTCCTTCCCGCCTTCTGCAGTATATAAGACTTGACATTGCCGCCATTAAACGAGACTTGATCAGAGCGCTGTCTTGTCTCCATTTCTTGTGTCTCTTGTCTCTTTAATTCCCACCCCCTCCTCCAGGTTCCTAGTTGTTGATCCCGCGGGACGGGACA